TTCACACAGTCACCACAGTATACAACAGTTCTCACACAGTTGCGTAACAGTGGAGTTAAAGTTAGTATGCACATAAATCGCTGTCGCTTTTGGATATCCACTAGTCATCCTAAGTATAGCTACTTCGCACTAGTCTGCAAGGATATCACACATGAGAAAGATCATCGTATAGGCGTATGACATACAAGCTACAATTAAACTATGGCACCATAATAGGTCCGGGTCCAACACACATATACTGTGATACAGTAACACACACAGCACTGCTTAACTTGTACACACAACATCGCATACACTGTACACAGCCCAATGAATACACACTAGAGTTTGATACTAACAAAGACCGCACACTAGCAGTATTAGCATTGTCAGCAGCAAAAGAATATACTTGTGAGTGTGTAGATTAGAACCTCTTGATAATGCACAAGTGTGACGTAGTCTACACGTCAAAAGACTCATTAAATACAAAACCATTAAACAACGTATATTACAACACGGCGGAATACGTGTTAAACACTGATTGAACAGTTTTACACAGTAAGTACTACAGTAGTAACACAGTACTGGCCAACTCAAAAAATCTTCCGCAAACTACTTCGTAGCTCTAAAAAATAGCTTTACCGCAAGCGGCTTTCTGGCGCGGACCGCTTCGCGGCTGTGTCTGGCCCGTGTGAGAGATAAGTATATGTATGCGATACAGTGACTTTAGAGAAGACATGCAAAACTCAAACGACATGCAACACATGATCAATCGTGTTGGTGTGGTCGCAGACATCTGTAATCAAATGGGCAACAAGCCTATAATGTATAGACAGGTAAAAGACATCGCCAACAACATGCTGGGATTTGTTGTAAAGGTTACTCCCAAGGAGAACAGAGTCTATAACGGCAATCAGAAAAACCCTGCCCAGGAACGTGTAATACAAGCACTGGGCATAACCAATCCTGTATGGGCAACACTTGAACCACACGCAGGTACTAGAGCTCCGTTTGGTGTCAATCACATGATGATACCTGTGGGCAACTACAAGATACATCACAGCTCAGAAGTACAGGATCTTGGTCGCAAGGATGATGCTGAACAGTTCCTTGACACATATGCAACAGGCTGGCCTGATCCATCACATGGCGACAATGAAGTCATAGTGGACTGTGACAACTACTATCTAATCAATGTGGGAGACTTTGTTGGCAAGTACGCAGGTAAAAAGGCCAAAGCTATTCTTGCTAAGAATCAAAGCAGAGGATACTACAGCGACTGGGATAACCTCAACACTGAAATGCTCAAAGCAAAGTTTGGTACATATAGAGATGTAGGTTGGTACTTGGCCAATCCTGTTACTAATTATTTTAAATGGTGGGCTGGTAAATTCCGTCCTGAATATGCTAAAAGTTTTAGCTATAAAGCAACGTCCTGAACTAAAACTCAGTCCAGCCAGTGAGTAGGTACTTAACACCCGACAGTGGAGGATTGCCTCTGTGAGGATGTGTATAGCCCGCAGGCCATATCACTAGCGTGCCTTTGGTAGCACTACAACGTACATGTTGATGAAGGAACTCTGTTTCGCCTCCCTCTTCAACATCATTGAGATATAATCCCCAACTGGTAATTCTGTTTGCTCTTTCAGGAGCATCTGCTTCATAGTGCCATACATGATAGCCTCCACCTGGATGTGTTTCTTGTATACGCATGAATCTACAGTAGTGATCGTTTGCCTGTGATATCTGTTGTGCTTCTAGGTATATGTTGTACATGTTCCAAAACTGTTCCATGTATGGATGTAGGAACTTTTGATTGCTGGTCAGCTTCATTGCTTCTGGTTCCATAGCAAAGCCAGTTTCATCTTTTTTAGTAAGTGGTGTGCCGTCTTTCATATCTCGTCTGCTCAACACAAGGTTTGAGCTTTTCAAATGGTCGTAGTGTGCAACTATTGCATCACAGATTTCATCTGGTACTGCACGTTCAAATGTCATTATATGTTGATCGAGTGTGTAACTCATGGGTTGTACTCCTGTGATATATGAGGTAGCCTAGTATTGACAGCAATTGATATACGATCTGTGTCAGTCCTATTAGGTTCTACGTAGTGTGTTAGCCAAGCAGGAAACGCTACCAGTAGACCTGACTTGGGTGGTATGTGCATACGTGTTGCAGTATACATGTTGTCTTCTCGTATAAACGGACGAGGTACTGCTAGTTCTTGTGTGTTAGTAGGAGGAAGGATAACAAGATTACCTGCATCGTCTGTGGCTTGTGGGTAGTATACAAACGCTATGTAATAGTTGGCGTGTGCATGTGGAGGTGAACTTGCAAGCTCTAGGCTTGGTGTAGTAACAGGTGCTGTCCTATTTGCCCAGCAGTTGGCAATGTTGTGTTCTACAGTTATATTCAACAACTTGCTGATCTCTGTGCATCTTTGATCCACAGCCGACAACAATGGCTTTAGTTGTGGTGCTGTCATGTCAAGTGTTCCACTCTGCCATCCGCCAGCTGCTCTTCCTAGTTCTGTATCAAACATAGGTTGTGCTTGTGTGCGTTCTACGTCAACAAGATATTCTAACAGTTCATCATTGTTGATTTCTATAAACTCTTCAGCTACAAAATTTGCAAACATGGGTGTTACATGCATTATCGCCATTCTCCAAATGTGTATGAATCTACACTACTTGCATCTATATAGTCGGAATTGTTGGCATGCTTGACCTTTCCTGATCCGCTTACAATGTCGCCATCTCTGTAGCTTATAGGCTTTTGTACTATAACATCAATGTATTCGCCGTAGTCTGTACCCAAGGTAAGGAACGTAATCCAACGTCCGTTACGTCCTTTGAATACCCTACCATTGGCAATTACACCTGCAAACTCTACACGTTCGAGCCACAGTTGTCGTACGCCAAGGTTACGTGGGAAGCCATACCACCACCAACCACTCTTGGTGGGTATGTCTAGTCTATGTGCTTCGCATTGATATACCCAACCTCTGTATGAGCCTTGACAGTGTTTGAGGTTTGCTTTCCAAAACTCTTGTGGGTTGTGTGCCTTTTGATATGCTAGTGCCCATATGAGTCTACCCAAGTTTACAGCGTGTGCTCTACACAATCCAAACCCTGATAGTTCTTGTAGTGCAGCCATTGCTTGTTGTTTGCGTGGATGGTTACCTAACCGTTCAACAAACTCCATAATTTTTTCATCGTTCTTTTTAGCAAATGCTCTTCTATACATATCAGCTTCGTACATGTCTACGCCAATGATGTTAGATATAATATCAATAGCATCATCTTCAAACACAACAGCATCTTGTACAGCTTCAGTTGACCAGTCTTGGAACATAGCTGCCTTTTGTCTACCGCTCATAGCAACTGGTCTTACTAGGGCCGTTGCAAATACACAGTCTTCAACTGACGTGGGTTTGATTGCTCTAAACAATCTACGCATTGCAGGTGACTCGCCTTGTGTTACACCTAGTACATCACCTCTACTAAGTAGATCGCTAGTAGCTTTATCTTCTCGAGGATAGTGTCTTAGTTGTGTTATTCCATCTACTTCCATTAGCTGAGACAAGCCTCTGTTTGCAAGTATATCTACCTTGAGATGTTCTAGGTCTTCAACTTCGTATTTGTCTAGTAGTATTTGGTTGTCTTGTGATATAAGACTCTTTGGTAGTTGCCTATCAAACATTATTATGCCACCGCAGTGTTTTGATATGGCTCTCTTCTTACCCATGAGCTTGCGTTCTATACGCTTTGCTTCTTTAGGGTCAACTCCTACACTTTCGTATGTAAAGTTGCGTGGAAGGTTACCTGTGGCTCCAAGTCGCTTGGCAGCTTCTCGGCGGGCTGACTTTTCTTTGTAGGTTACATAATTACTTAACCTTGCCGTCTTGCCTGGCCACTTTTTGAAAATGCGTTCCATTACTTCTAATTGACGCCAATGTTCAAAGTCAATATCGACATCTGGCAGGTCGTCCCTAAAAGGATTCATAAACCGTGCCACAGGTATCTTCCATTCTACAGGGTCTACATCAGTAATCCCTAGTAGATAGCATACTAAGCTCGAACCTGCAGACCCACGTGTCATGTGTGTAATGTCTTCAGTCAAGTCTATAATGTCGCAAATTTGTATGAAGTAATCAGTGAAACGCTGAGAGAGAATGAGCTCGAATTCTTCAACTAAGCGGGTTTGATATTCTGTTCCGTTTGGAATAGGCCTTTTAGTTCTGTCC